CTCGCCATAATCAAGTTCGTGCCCCATCATACAACGTTTCATTGCATCATAGAACACATCAGGCATGCCCGTATAAAATCTATAAAAGTCACAAAACTTCTCAGAAATCATCGGATGCATACCGTCAGTTGCGGCTGAATAATCTCCAGCAACGAAGAAGTTCAGATCAGAGCGAAACCCTGATCTTTGCTCCATGTGGCAATCACTATAATACTCCCTAATAAATTCAGGAGTTAGCGGTTGACCCGTTAGAGAAAACATCGAATGAAAATTTTTCATGTTACGATGAAGTGGCCCTTGAACGATTCTTCCCAATTGATAAAGCAAAGCATTACCAGCAGTGATGATCCTACACTTAAAGGGTTCAAGTACTTTATGTACCTTAGCCTTAGGTGTTAACCCGTGCTGATTAACAAAACTACCCATCCACTCGTATTGATACCTCCGCCTAGCATGATCTAAAAGATCATCCGGTAGATAAGGTACATACACTGGGGTAACAAGTGTTTTGTAAGTTGCAAATCCAAGGAAGTGCGGAAAAATTGAAGCACCGAACTCATGAAAGAATGTATGCGATCCGCCATCACTGGCCGCAAATTCGTAACATGAGTTGATTGAAGGTGACTTCCAGTCATAAGTAATTTTCTTCGAAGATCCGTAAACCATTGAAACCAAAGTTTCTAGCTTACCCAAGACCCCCTCTAAAATGTCCTCAGACGTAGAAGTATCCCATCGGTACTTTCCCGAACTTTTCTCCATAACACGGTTATAACCGGCCATTGAAGGTTTATATTCGGCACCCTGCATGTTCTTTTGGTGTTTAACCAAAGATGCAAGCTGTTTTTCCTTGCTAATCGCAAGCCCGGCCCTTTTAACGTTAGTTACCGCATAAAATTGTGCAGTACTGTCTTTAGAAGCTGGTTCCGAAATACACTTACGTGCGTATCGCCAAAACCAACCACCTAATAGGTAACCAGGCTTATCATTGAGCCAAGTGGGTTGTGTAGGTAACTCTTGAATAAGAGTATCCTGCTTCACAACTCGGGAGAAGAGGTAACAAGATTGAAACTTGTACCAGTCTTCTAGTCTGTCATCAAAGCTTAAAATAAGCCATTTCAACGACAGTTGGAGTGATTGCTTCTTTTCTGGCAATCGGTCAAAATGAACATAAAGGACGTCGAAAAATCCGCGGATAAGGCTGCAAACCTTATCAACGTTTCTATCAACGTAGGTGGAAAGAGATAAGATCTCTCCACTATCCAGCACATCGCGACAGTTACTGCATGGAGAGTTTTTAATCTCCCAGTAAGAGCCATCGCCAAGCAACTGACTTGACACTTGAAAAACAGGTGTCTTGCAGTTGCGAGCAAGGTGCGGGAACCCTTTGTTCCTACGGTGTTCTAACCTCTCTCTTATCTCACACATATAATTCGAAACTTCATCGAATAAATGTGGATCATCTTCGCTAAAGCGGTTGATGAGAAGAGGTAGAGTGGTGGGCCATCCATTACTACTAGCAGGATGTTGACATACCTCAAGTAAAAATAACTTGAGATTGTGGACATCATGAACATATTGTGACAAGATTGAATTTCTTTCGATTGAGGCCGGCGTTAAGCCAGCTGAG